AGCTGAAAAAGCTCAACTTCATGACGTTGAGCTAAAAGCTAAAGCAACAATGGATCAGTTCAGTGATTTAGAAAAAGCCTATAATGCCTTTGTAAAATCAAATGCAGAAAGCCAAAAAAAATCTGAATCTGATTTAATCGAAGCGGGCAGAAGAATTGAGTTTTTATCAATAGAATTTGGTGGCTTGAAAGAGATGAAAAAGTTCATCGATACCTATATGAGTGCTTCAAATGAGGGGCTCATCATTGGAAAGAACGATGCTAGCTCATCAATAAAAGTCAGTCATGATAGGATTTCCATGTTTTCTGCAGGTAAGGAAGTAATGTATATTAGCCAAGGGGTGATTCATATTGACAACGGTATTTTTACCGCGTCAATTCAAATTGGACGCTTTAGAACAGAACAGTATTATCTTGACAAAGATGTGAATGTTGTTCGATATGTAGGAGGTTAAAAAGAGGAAAATGACTAAATTTATCAATTCTAGTGGTCCATTGCACTTGAATATTTATATTGAACAAGTTAGTCAGGACATTGCTAACAACTCCTCTAAGGTTAGTTGGAGAGCTACCGTAGACCGAGATGGAGGTTACCGAACTTGGAACGCAGAAAATGGAAGTGTTTTGTCTGTATGGTTAAATGGTTCAAGTGTATATAAGAGCAATTTAAGTTTCGAGACAGAGGGACAAGAAACGACTCTCGCGTCTGGTGAAGCTACTATTCCTCACAACAGTGACGGAACAAAGACTATGTCTGTCTGGGCATCTTTTGACGCTAACAACGGAATTCATGGCAACATTACAATTTCGACGAATTATACATTCGACAAAATTCCTAGGTCTACGCAAATTTCTAGCTTAGAAGGAAATCGAAATTTAGGCTCACTTCATACCGTTATATTCAATCGAAAAGTTAACTCATTTACTCATCAAGTCTGGTATAGAATTTTTGGAAGCGAATGGATTGACCTAGGGAAGAACCATGGGACAAGTGTATCCTTTACCCCGTCTTTAGATCTTGCTCGACACTTACCTAAATCTAGTTCCGGACTAATGGACATCTGTATTCGAACATATAATGGGTCTACTCAAATTGGAAGCGATGTGTACTCTAATGGCTGGCACTTTAAAATCCCAGACAGTGTAAAACCTACCTTCACAGGTCTTTCATTAACTGATATGAATACGGTCGCAAGACGGCTTTTGAGTGGAAATGACTTTTTACAAATCATTTCAGATATCCAAGTAAACTTCAACAATGCGTCTGGCGCCTATGGATCTACTATTACAGGATATCGAGCTGAAATTGTTAATAAAAAAATGGTCGTAACTAAAAACGGTGGTAGTTTTGGTATCATGAACTTTAGCGGTTTAGCTACTATTCGAGCTTATGTTGTCGATAGTCGGGGTAAACAATCAGATACTAAAGATATTACTATCAACGTTATTGAGTATTATGCCCCCTCCTTTAGCTTCTCCGCACTTAGAACTAGAGGCAATCCAAATACATTGCAAGTGTTAAGAAATGCCAGAATAGCCCCTATAATGCAGTCAGGAAAGCAAAGGAATGTAATGTCCTTAACTTTCAAAGTTGCTCAGATAGGTAATGAGAATTTCACGGATGATAATGGGAGTGCATCTGGTAATTTTACAAGTGTTCATACATTGACTAATTCAGCTGCTAACATGGCGGGGAATTATCCATCGAATAAATCCTTTGTGATTATTGGTAAGCTTGAGGACAAGTTTACAAACGTTGAATTTTCTACAACAGTAGCAACTGAAAGCGTAGTAATGTCCTATGATAAGAACGGACGTATAGGCATCGGTAAGGTTGCAGAATTTGGGAAACCAGGCTCATTAGATGTTCTAGGCGATATCTACTCGAATAACAAGCCAATTCAGCAGTATCAGCTGACTAATGCTTATGGTGGCTTAAGTAGAGGTAGCGCTCAATGGGATGATATTTGGAGTAAGCAAGGAACTGAGTTTGGTTGGAGAAATGGAAAGTACGCAGATAACCCTACTGGCAACGATTGGGGACTATTTCAAAACTATTGGCTTGACAGTTGGAAAGGCGTGCAATTTTTTACAGGGATAACATCGAATAGGTTTTTCTTTAGAACCTATAACAATGCCAATAAATGGTCTCCAACGCAATGGAAAGAGATTGCTACCAAAGATGACATTCAGAGCCCACCTTGGCAAAATGCCATTTTACAAAATGGATGGAACCATCATCCTGAGTATGAAAAAGTGCAGTTTTCAAAAACGTTCGACGGGATTGTGTATTTAAAAGGGACGTGTAAAGGCGGAAAGACTACCCGTGAGTCAATTATCTTTACTTTGCCTGAAAATTTCAGACCATCCACAACGCTATTCAAAACCGCTTTAAACAATGACTATGGCCCTGCCGTTGTCGGGATTTATCCAGGAGGTAACGTAGTCGTCAAGGGGAACGTTGACGCTACATGGCTCAACTTTGACAACGTATCATTCAAAATTTAAGGAGGAAATATGAAACTAGAATATGGCTCAAAATCACAGGAATTTGATGCAAGTGGAACAGCATCAGCTACCAAGGTCACACTTGTCAACTCAAATGGTGCTATCGTACCTATCATGCTACCGGCTGATAAAATCAGCTTGTCCAATACTGAGCTTTTTGAGTTAGCTCTGGAGGCCCTTTATCAAGAGAATTTCCCACAACGTGCCGAAAACGAGAAGTTCAATAAGGTAGATGAACAAATCCAGAAAAACAAAGAGATGACCGCAAAGATGGAGCAAGCGACCGTGGAAAACAAGGAGAACCTTGACACGGTTTCAGCTATCACTGAGGTTCTCATCGCCCTAGCCATCTCTCAAAATGGGGGTATGCCTACTTATGCTTACAACAAAGTGGCTGAGTTCATCAAACCGCTTGTTAAAAGTACACGGTATGGAAACGGCGATATCGTCGCTATGCCATATCCGTTTGACACCAATCCGAAATGGCCAAAAGGAACCAAGACTATTTTCAAGTTCCAAATGCAAGCCACAGAAGGCTACACTTGGAAAGAACAGGCTCTTGCTGAGATGCTTCAGCAAGGTGTGCTGACCGTGGTCATGCCACGTATTGAGTAAAAGGAGGTTATATGCCAATTGAAGAAGCTGAAAAAATCGCTCAAAGTCAGGTAGCTTGGGCGATTTTGTTTATCTTACTTTTCTTTATTATCATTCGATATCTTATCAAGACCTCGGACAAGCGAGAGAAGAAGATTATGGATTTGCACGAGCAATCAAAGGCCGACTCTAACAGACGAGAAGAGCGTTTGATGACTCACCTGGAAAAAACTACTACAGAATTAACCACAATCACTCACACGGTCGGAGATATTCAAAAAGAAATGGTCCGCATGAACGACCGCATGGAAGAAATCGAAAAAGGAGAATAACACATGCAACAAATTACTGAAATCATTATCGCTTCAGCTACTGGAATCTTGACTGTTTTGGCTGGTATCGCGGTCAAATCGATTAAGGATTTTTTGATTAAAAAAGGCGGTGAAAAGACCATCAAGATTGTCGAAATCCTTGCTAAGAACGCGGTCAACGCTGTGGAGCAAGTAGCTCAAGAGACAGGCTTCAAGGGCGAGGAAAAGCTGGAACAAGCCCGTACGAAAATCCGTGCTGAACTCAATAAGTACAATATCAGCATGACTGATAAGGACTTGGATACATTCGTTGAGTCAGCAGTCAAACAGATGAATGATGCGTGGAAAGGGGAATAATAATGGATATTGATACAAGTAGACTAAGAACTGACTTACCACAAGTGGGGGAGCAACCATACAGACAAATTCATGCACACTCAACAGGAAATCCAAATTCAACTGCCCAAAACGAAGCGGACTATCATATGCGTCGTCCTGTTGATTCAGGATTTTTCTCGCACGTTGTCGGCAACGGCCGTGTGATGCAGACCTGGTATACAGACATGGGGGCCTACGACGTAGGAGGTGGCTGGAACGTTGAAGGATACGGCCAAGTTGAGCTTATTGAAAGTCATAGCACAAAAGAAGAGTTTATGCGTGATTATAAGCTCTATGTTGAGCTTTTGCGAAACCTTGCCGATGAAGCAGGAATTCCGAAAACACTGGATTCTGACAGTCTAGCAGGAATCAAGACACATCAGTATTGTACATACAATCAACCTCGAAACTACTCAGATCATGTAGATCCCTACCCTTACTTGGCAAAATGGGGCATTAGCCGTGAGCAATTCAAGAAAGATATTGAAGGTGGTCTATCTGAAGCTGGCTGGAAACGTAATGAAACCGGCTGGTGGTGGGAGGAGTCAGATGGCTCGTATCCGACAAAATGCTGGAAGAAAATCAACAATGAGTGGTTCTACTTCGATGAACGTGGATACTGCCTAATCAACCGTTGGTTCAATGATGGCAAAGATTGGTTCTATCTTGACAAACGTGGCGCAATGGTCACAGGCTGGATGTTCCTCAACCATCGCTGGTATTTCTTCAAGTCAGATGGTCGCATGGCTACTGGATGGGTGAAATATCGCGAAACCTGGTATTTTATGGAAGAAAAAGATGGTTATATGCTGTCTAAACAATTCATCAAATCGGGAGACGGTTG